AAATTCTATCTCGCATTCGCGGTCGTTTCGGAAGAAGAAGTCATCCAGGCGAAAATGCAGAGTCAGCTCGAATATCTTGCCATGATGACTGACGTCGATATCGACATTTAAGAATGGAGGGGTAGAAAAATGACACACAGCAAAAACTTCGAGAAGGTCAAGAAGTATTATGATAACGGGCTTTGGAGCAAGGCTAAAGTGAAGAACGCTGTCGTGAAGGAATGGATCACTGCAGCGGAATATGAAGAAATCACGGGGGAGCCGTATAGCGAATAATCTGGGAGGGAATCATCATGATCGTGTGGTCATTGTATTTCGTCCTGGCGCTGATTTTTTCCGCGATCTGTTATCTCACGAATTGGATCGTCGTGCTGTTTTGCGACAAGGCCGGAGAGCTCTCCGGCCTGTTGCATTTATGGCAGACCTGGGACAACTCGTGCGACTGCTCGGATTCTGTCGAAGTGGCGCCGAAGATTTTCAAGTACAACTGGGCGAAACATTATGAAGAATTCAAAGGGACAACTGAATATTTGAAGAGCGTCAATCGTGATCGATGGTTTGTTAAGTGCATCGATGACAACTTCACTTTCAAGGAAAAGATCCAGCGGTATTTCTGCCGGATGCTCTGGCTGATGAGGAATAATTCTTATGGATTCTGTTTCTATCTCCTCGGCCGGAATGTGACTCCATGGCTCGAAATTGTCAGCGAGTCGGAGCACACACAATTCATCCGAGAGAAGAACGGCATCGCATGGAAATACAAGAACACTGCACCGATCTTCACGCTTTTCGGGTGGACCTTGTGCTGGAACAATCTTCTCGGATGGAAGATAGACGACAGCGCCGAAGTCGATACGAGGGCCATGGTCGCGATCAGGGTGGCGTTCTCGTTTAAGCGGGAGGCATAACGCTATGGAATACGCGGGACAGATTATACAAGGCATTATTACGCTGTGTTTTGGTATCTTGTCTTGGTATGTAAAAAGGCATTTAGACCGAATCTCGGAGCGGGAAGCTCAAATGCAAAGTCTTCTCGCCGAAAAGGAAGCCGCGATGCACGAGCAGCTTATGGCGAAAGAACGGGAAATCGAAGAAATTAGGATCGCAAATAACAGGGGAACACAAGCACTTCTCCGGGATCGTTTGCTCCAAGGGTATCACTTTTTCAAGCGCCGTGGCATGGTTACTTATGGCGAAGCGCGGAACTATGAAAATATGTATGAAGCCTACCACACGCTCGGCAAAAACGGGATCATGGACGTTGTATTTGAGCAATTCAAGAAAATCCCGGTGAAAGACGATGTCGTTGTTTATCCAGACGAAGATGAGCTGAGGTGAGCAGTATGAAAATTATGGGACGCATCAAAGGCTGGACGCTCAACTTGGCGGAATGGTCGAAGCGACACTTGGAGAAGCTGATTATCCTGATCGGCGTGTTCATCATGTTCTTCATCCTGTTCGTGCTCATGTCGTGGGGCGTCGGCTATTACGCGAACGGGTTTTTCAACATGAAATTTGATTTAGGCTCGATCTGGCAGGGACTCGGCGCTTGTGTGGCTGCCATCACTGGCCTGCTGACACTTGCAGCCACGAGCCTCGCGAAATTGTACGTCAACAGCCGCTACAACTCGCCGCAGGGCGAAAAGCCGCAAAAGGTAAACAGTCAAGAAATAGAAGGAGGAAGCGACGATGGCAAAGGTATTTCTTAATCCCGGACATGATCCTGAATATGGATGGACGGACTACTATGACAGGGGAGCGGACAATGAATCGCTCTGCCTTTACGAAAACACGGTGGCCGCTGCTGTGGGGAAGCTGGTCGAGCAGTATTTGACGGCGGCAGGATGTGAGGTCAAGAGCCTGCAGGATGAGAGCCTGAAACGTATTTGCTGCGCTGCGAACAGCTGGGGCGCTGACATTTTCGTGAGCATCCACTGCAACGCGTTCAACACTATCGCGCAGGGAACTGAGACTCTGACTTATCCGACGGACAACGAAGGAAAGAAGCTCGCCGAGTGTATCCAGCAGCAGATCGTCGAAACTTTTGGAACCGTGGATCGCGGCGTGAAGACGAGGACGGATCTCGCCGTCCTAAACGGGACCGACATGCCTGCGGTGCTCGTCGAGCTCGCGTTCATCGACAACAATGAGGACGCAATTCTTCTCAGGGACCGGCAGGACGATTTCGCCAGGGCCGTCGCTCGCGGCGTCACAGATTATCTTTCGTGATTAGGAGAGAGCTGCCATGATAATCAAAAGCATCACGCCGATTTCGGACGGAGAGATGAACAAGATCCGAGAGATCCTGAGTGAGTCGAAATGTCCGAACGAATCGCTGAGGGCGTCGTTTCCGTATGCTTATCATCATATCGATTTAGAGAATCAAGTGATTTATTTCGGCGCTCATTCTTATGATTACACATACGCTGTTTATCCGGTGCAGCCTTAATTCATTGGAGGTGTAATGATGTGGAGCAAAACAAAAAGATGTATTATGCTTTTGTTGCTGCCGGTGTGTTTCTTGTATGTCTTGTCTGCTGGTTCCTGCTCCGAGGCTGCGGAGGCGGCGGAGGAGACGATCGTCGTATCGAAGAAAGACTGGAACGCATTGAAGCTGAACAACGAAATGCAGCGGAAGGCATTGAGCGAGCTCTGGGCGGAATTGCTCGAAGCGAGGACAGCGCGGGACGAATCGAGTCAAGCGTTGACCGAAGCGAAAGCATTATTGGAGAGCTTGTCGATGACAACGACAGAACGGCAGGAGAAATTGATGCAGCTCTTGGAAGAATCGAGGCTGCAGAAAGAGGAAATCGCGAAACTGAAGAACGACTTGACGATTGCGAAAACAGAATCGCTGAACTCATACGAATCAATTCAGCGAGCGAATCAATTTTTGGCCGATACGAAGGCAGAAATTGAGGCCCAGAAGGCCGAGTGGCGGAAACGCGAAAATCAGCTCGAACGCCAGCGCCTCTTATGGCAGATTGTCTCGGCACTTTGCGCTTATGGCGGATATCAGCTCGCAAAATAAAAATCCCCGCGAGAGCGGGGATTGCTTCATGCACATCGACGGCGCTGATGCGGCTTAGGTCGTGGCAGTACAAAATCGAATATAAATGCTATACTGTCGGATTCTACTCTGAGGCACCAGCTGCATCGCACTTTTAACCGAATCGTTACGGTTGACGGTGCTACACGGATAGAGTCCACAAGATTTTCGAGGAGAGCACGGTATTTTGCCGTGCTCTTTTCATTTTCCCAGTCCTCTGCCGTCAGCTCGCCGAAGGTCTCGTGAATGTACTCTTTGATTTTTGCCGGAGGCACTTTCGGAAGGCGTCCTTTTTTCTCGATTTGCTGCAGGTTGTGCTCTGCCGTCCGGAAGGCGTCCTTCGTGTTCTGGAATTCCGCTTCGTCGATTTCGTCGAGCGGGATCCCGGCGCGGATCCGGTCGTAGAAATTATCCATCTGCTTCCGGGCCTTGTCCCGCATTTCCACCATCATCTTCCGGCTGGCGTCTTCATTGTCGACCAGCTTCGCGTATTCGACCTGGACCTTTTCGACGAGCGTGTTCAGCACGCCTTCGTCATAGAGCACGCTGCGCAGATGATCGAACACGACCTTTTCCAGATTGTCGGCATTTATGGCGCGGTTCGCGCATGCGAGTTTTCCCTGCCGCATATATTTTCCGCAGCGATAGTATCTCGTGCGGACTCCCTTCGGGCTGACGTTCGATGCGCCGGACATCGCCTCGCCGCACACGTCGCAGAAGACGTATCCGGAAAGCAGGTACGGGACTTTCGCCTTCGCTCTGCCGCCTGCGCAGCACTTATTCGCATCCATCCTTTTCTGCACCTCCCAGAAGAGTTTCTCTTCGATAATGGCCGGACACACGCCTTTGAGGATCTGCACGTTCTCATCGTCCGGCGCGTGACTGTTCCTGGGCTTTCCGGTCCGCCTGTATTTCCCTGTCACGTTCCATCCGATGTATCGCCTATTCCGGAAGATATCATAAATAGTATTCTTTCCGAACAGGTTTCCGCGCTTCGTGCGATATCCATGGACGGAAAGCCAGTCGAGAATCTCGTGGTATGACTGCCCGGCGGCGTACATCTTGAACATCATCCGGACGGCCACAGCTTCCGTCTCGTTTATGACGTATCTTTTATCCGGCGCGTAATCGTAGCCATAAAGCGGCTGTCCTCCGGCTGCCTTGCCGGAAAGGAAGTTCTCTCTCTTTCCCTTCTTTACCTCGCGGGAAAGGTTCGCGGAATACCACTCGGAGACGCCTGCCATGACGGCCTTCATCATTCCGCCTTCCGGCGTGTTCGGAATCTCCTGCGCTGCGAATTCCATCGACACTCCGGCGACTTGCAGTCGGTGCGAGTTTTTGTAGAAATCATAGGCGTTCCTGCCGATGCGGTCGATCTTGTGCGCGATGACGACTTCAAACATGCCAGCCTCGGCATCGGCGAGCATCTGCTGGAACTGCGGGCGCTGGTCGTTCGTTCCCGTGTACGCTTCATCGGCGTATTCGTGAATGATGGTGTATCCTTTCCGTCTGCAATACTCACGACATGCGCGGAACTGAGCGACGATGCTCTCTTCGCGCTGATTGTCTGAGCTGTATCGAGCGTATAATGCTGCAATCATTTTCAAGTCCTCCCTGCCGCCCTCCGGGGCGGCTTTTTACATTTCACGCTGGATCGAGACCACTCTGCCGAGGATCCTCACCGGCATCGTGAGACAGTCGTCGTTTGAGAAGAAACGTGGCTGGAACACTGCCGGATTGTCAGCGACGAGCGTGATGCCGTCCTGCGAAATGAAGACGCGCTTCACGGTGGAGTCCTGGTTGTCGATCAGGACGACGGCGATCTGGCCGGAGTCTATTTCTGGCTGAATATGCACGATGGCGATGTCGCCGTCCAGCAAGTTCGGCTCCATGGATTCGCCGCAGACGCGCAGAGCGAAATAGTCTTCGCTCCGTTTATGTCCCATCGCCGGGATATACAGGAATTCGTCAGCTTCCTGGATTGCTTCCTGCGGATCTCCGGCAACGACACGACCGAGCAGCGGAATCTTTATGACGTCCATGGTGGTGATGCGCTTCGTTTGTAAATCGGAATCCTGTTCGACGAGATCCGCTTTGCTGACGCCGAAATAATTCGCCATCATTTCTATTTTGTCGATTCGCGGATATTTTCGAGCATGGAGCCAGTCGGCAAGGGTGCTGTAATTGAATCCGAGCGCTTTACAAAGTTCCATTCGTGATATGTTTTTTTTGGCCATAAATTTCTTTATGTTTTGCGCCATTGATTCTTTGTTGCCAAGATTGTTTTCCATAATATTTCACCTCCGACAATCAATATTTTATGCTAAAAACACGCGAAAAGCAATAAAAAAAATAAAATGTTATGCTTTAAGCATTGACATCGTGCTTTAGGCGTGATAATATGAACGAGGATGTTTAAGGAGGTGATGCAAGATGGCAATAACACTTAGAGCTGCAAGGGTAAACATCGGTATGACGCAGACGGAGGCTGCGAAGGCTCTCGGCATTGGAATCGCTACTCTTCAAAACTACGAAGCAGGGAAGAAGTATCCGAACGTCCTGACTTTGAAAAAGATTGAGGATCTATATGGCGTTCCTTATGCCGAGCTTATTTTTTTGCCCGAGAATAACGCTTTAAGCACGATTGGGGAGGGCTGATGATGCGAAAGAAACAGGCTCGGGAAGTACGAATCGAAATCATGGAGGATGCGGTTTCGATGGATGACGCACTGGACCGGCTGGCCAAGGCCATCGCCCTTGAAATGCACCGGGACGAGATGCGGGAGAAGCAAAAGGAGCGGCCCTGATGGCAAGGAACAAAATCACATTCGAGAAGGAATGGATCGACGGCCGGACCGTCTACCACTTCACCGGAAGCCAGCGACAGCCGACGCTTGTCGAGGTCATGAACTTCATCGTGGAGAATCGGCTCAGCGACAAGATGGACGACTACTTCGGCGTGGCTCATATCAAGCTGAAGCCGGAAGAATGGATTCCGCCGGAAGAGTCCCGGACGCTGACGTTCTTGGGATATGACGGCGGCACCGGAGACGGAAGCTGTCCGGTCTGCGGACATGAGCGCGACATGAGCGGCGACGTCTGTCCGGTATGTCTTAGGGGCTGGGAGTAGAGAGGAGTGAGAGTATGCAGAACACACTCGGAGACTTAAACAATCATTTATTCGCCGAGATCGAGCGGCTCGGCGACGAGGATCTGAAAGGCGATGAGCTGGAGAAGGAAATTATGAGAGCGGAAGCTGTCACGAAAGTCTCTTCGCAGATCATCGCGAACGGCGCTCTGCTTTTGAAGGCGCGGACCTATTACGGAGACCGGCTCCACGCTGACCAGAAGATTCCGCAGCTTTTGACGGAAGGCACGCCGAAGGCTGAAACGAAATCGAAATGAGCGGCGGGACGCCAAGGCTCCTGACGCCGGAGCAGCACGAATACTTCGTCCGGCACAATGCAGGGACGCCGGAGAAGAAGATGGCGGAGCTGATGAACAAGCGCTTCGGGCTGCATCTGACGGAGCAGCAGATCAATACATACCGAAGCAATCATCACTTGTCCAGCGGTCTGACGGGATGCTTTCCGAAAGGTAATATCCCATGGAACAAGGGGCTGAAATGGGATTCCGGCGGACGGAGCCATGAGACGAGATTCAAGCCGGGAAACATGCCGCACAATCATCGGCCCGTCGGATCGGAGAGGATATCGAAGGACGGATACATCGAAGTCAAGGTCGCGGAGCCGAAAACGTGGAAAGGGAAGCACGTCGTCATCTGGGAACGGGAGCACGGGCCGAGGCCGAAAGGCCATAAGGTCATATTCGCAGACGGCGACAGGCGGAACTTTGATCTCGACAATCTTATCCTCGTATCATCCGCTGAGCTTTGCCGGATGAATCAGAACGGCTGGGTGCATCCGGACGCGGAGCTGACAAAGACGGGCGCGGCGCTCGCGAAGCTGGTCTGCGTGACGTCCGGCAGGAAACGCTCGAAGCAGCCAAAGAAAGAGCCGCAGGTCGTGTACTACGACAAGGACACGCTCAAAGTCTTGTGAGGGTATGAATTATGGCGAGTAAAAGGGCAAAAATATCTCAGCTCCACGGCGACGAGAATCGGAAAGAGCTTCTGCGGATGATCCAGAAGCTCGGATACCGAAAAGGCGCCTGGGAAGTATTCAATGATTTCCTCTGCTGCACGGCGATATCGCTGGCGAATTCAGCCGATCCGCATCATCTGTTCACCGATGCGGAGGTCTGGAACGAACGCGAGCAGCTCTACAAGGACACCATGAAGAAGTACGAGCTGAGAGAGCGGCAGATGTTCCCGATGATGGCTGTCGCGCTGGTCAATGAGATGGAGTCGTGGGCCTTCAAGGAAGAGTACAGGGACGTGCTCGGCGAGGTCTTCCACGAGCTGGAGTTTCACAACAAATGGAAAGGCCAGTTCTTCACTCCGCAAAGCATCTGCAACATGATGGGAATTTCGTCAGCTGGCGGAATGGATCTGAAGCGGACCATCGAGGAGTACGGATATATATCCGTCAATGAGCCATGCTGCGGCGGAGGGGCGATGATATACGGATTCCTGAACGCCTTCCACAAGCAGGGCTTCAACCACGGAAAGCAGCTCCTTGTCATAGCGAACGACGTCGATGAGCGATGCGTCTGGATGACGTTCATTCAATGCAGCCTGTACGGCGTTCCGGCCATCGTCAGCCAGCAGAATACATTGACGATGGAAACATACGGCGCTCCATGGATGACGCCGGTCTATATCTGGGAGGGCTGGCCGTGGCGACGGCAGCACAAGCAGGAGCTGATGGAGGCGGAAGCATGAAGATGGAGAGACAGGAAGCACGATCGGCAATCATTTCGGAAGTGGAAGCCGCTCTTGCGGGAAACGATTATCTGACAGTGACGCGGATTTATGCTCGGCTGTCCAGAAAGCATCTGGATGATGTCATCGCCGACGCGATGACGAAGGCGCTCAAAAACGCGAGCGACGCGGAGCTTGTGCTGGCGGCACAGTTCGCCGAACGAAGCGCGGAGATCCGGGAAGAGACGGAGGCGAGAATGGCATGAACGCTTTGACGTACAGGGAGATCGTGACTGGCATGGCCGCGCTCGGCTTCGCTGCCGGATGGCTGTGCGGAATGTTTCTCGGGCTGTGGGCTTATGTCACGCTCGGGCTTTAAGGAAGGAGTGAAGAATGAGAAATGGAGTTTTGCGGAGTTATTGCAGGCTTATTCCTGGCGGCCTGCGTCGGATATTGTCTGAAGATGTCAATAGAGGAGAGTGAAAGGAATGAGTAATTTCGAGCACAGAGTCCGTGCGGCACGGCTCGGACAGACAAGACGGATTTTCCGGGCGATTCGGCTTGGCCGAGACGCTGCGCTGATGGCCATCGGTGCGGTAGCCTGCTGGTTCCTGTTGGTGGTGATTACGGCATGATTGGATGGAATGATCTTACGGAAGAGTGGCAGATCGTTGTCCTGGTGGTCCTCTTGGTCTTGGCGGCGTTTCTGCTATGGGGATGACGACGAGATGCGATATATGCGGCGTCGAGTTCATCCGACCAAAGGACAAGGGACGGATGCCGAAGCACTGTCCAGCATGCGCGGCTGATATCAACCGGAAATCCCGCAAGGCATACAAGGACAATCTGAAAGCGAACGGCTGGTGCGTCGATTGCGGGATGGACGCTTTGCCGGGACGCGTCCGATGCGCGAGCTGCATCGAGAAACAGAAGGTCTATATGAAGGAATGGGAAAAAGGCAGAAGGAGGAAGAAGACAAATGTTGATTGATGAGAGGATTCAGGAGCTCACCGAGGGCGGCGCGAAACAGCTTTTGCGCAAAGCAGTCGAGGAAATCGCCGGGCGGCTCTCCTGCGATATGTGCGCGATGCACACGGTATGCGGCAGGGATGCCACGGATGACGACTGCATGCGGCAGGTCCTCGTGATGCTGGCCGTCCCCGGGGCGGATGAGGAGGAAGACGCCGAGGAGGATCCGGAGAAAGGGGTGATTTATTACGACAAGGACACGATGCAGATCGAGGAATAAAAAAGCGCCTCGCGTGCTGGCACACGCGGAGCGCATCGAAAAAACTATCCGCGTCAATTTTATCACAAATAAGGGAGAGCATGCAATATGGTGAAAATCAATCGATTAGAAATCGAGAACGTCAAGCGCGTGAAGGCAGTCCGGCTTAGTCCGAGCGCAAACGGGCTGACGATCATAGGCGGCAAGAACGGACAGGGAAAGACGTCCGTGCTGGACGCCATCGCCTGGGCGCTCGGCGGGAAGAAATTCGAGCCGACGAAAGCGCATCGCGAAGGCAGCATGACGGATCCGAAACTCCACATCGAACTTTCAAACGGCCTGATCGTCGAGCGCGGCGGAAAGAACGGGACGCTGAAAGTCATCGATCCGAACGGAGCGAAGGGCGGCCAGAAACTCCTCGATGCCTTCGTCGACGAGCTGGCGCTCGACCTTCCGAAATTCATGCAGGCCAGCGACACGGAAAAGGGAAAGATCCTGCTCCAGATCATCGGCGTCGGCGACAAGCTGGCCGAGATGGACCGAGAGGAGGCCACGCTCTACAATCGCCGGACCGAGATCGGACGCATCGCGGAGCAGAAGAGCAAATTCGCGGCGGAGATGACGTATTATCCGGACGTTCCGAAAGAGCCTGTCAGCGCTTCCGATCTTATCCAGCAGCAGCAGGAAATCCTAAAAAAGAACGCCGAGAATCAGCGGCTGCGCGAGAACGCGAAATCACTGCAGGCGGAGCTCGATGCTGCCGTTGTCGCATGGACGCAGGCACAGAGGGCGCTCGAAGACGCGAAAGCGAAGTGCGACGAGCTGACGAAGAAGGTCAAAATCGCGCAGAAGGACGCGGAGGATCTCCACGACGAGAGCACGGAAGAGCTGGAGCAGAACATCGCCGACGTGGACGCGCTCAATGTAAAAATCCGGGCGAATCTCGACCGGGAAAAAGCGGAGCTCGACGCCGAGACCTATTCCAAGCAGTACGACACTCTGACACAGGATATCGAGAGCATCCGCGAGAGCCGGAAGGCGCTGCTGGATTCCGCAGAGCTGCCTCTGCCGGAGCTGTCGGTCAAGGAAGGAAAGCTGCTTTATAAAGGGCAGCAGTGGGACGGCATGAGCGGCGCTGAACGGCTCCGGGTTGCCACGGCAATCGTCCGGAAGCTGAAGCCGGAGTGCGGTTTCGTGCTCATGGACAAGCTGGAGCAGATGGATCAGGACACGCTCGCCGATTTCGGAGCATGGCTGGAAGCTGAAGGGCTGCAGGTCATCGCGACGAGAGTCAGCACGGGCGGTGAATGCTCCATCATCATCGAGGACGGGTATGTGCTCGGCGGCGAGAAGGAAGCGCCGACGCCACAGAAGACAGAATGGAAAGCGGGGAGTTTTTAATGGCACTCAGTTTTGAGATTTCATCCGGCATCGATTACGGTGCGCAAAAGGTCGTTCTCTACGGTCCGGAGGGTATCGGAAAGAGCAGTTTCGCGGCTCAGTTCCCGAATCCTCTCTTCATCGACACGGAAGGCTCGACGAGACAGATGAACGTCCGCAGGCTGCCGAGGCCCACGAGCTGGACGATGCTGATGCAGATGATCGAGGAGGTCGCAAAAAATCCGGACGTCTGCAAGACGCTCGTCATCGACACCATCGACTGGGCGGAGCGGCTGTGCAACGAACACGTCTGTCAGCAGGCCCAGAAGAAGAGCATCGAGGATTTCGGATACGGACGCGGATACGTTTTCGTGAAAGAGGAGTTCGGACGGATGCTGAATCTCCTGTCCGACGTCGTGGAGAAGGGCATCAACGTCGTGCTCACGGCACACTGCATCCTCAGGAAGTTCGAGAGGCCGGACGAGAGCGGCGCTTACGATCGATGGGAATTGAAGCTCGGAAACAAGACGGGCTCGCAGATCTCGGCACTGGTCAAAGAGTGGAGCGATCTTCTTTTGTTTGCGAACTACAAAGAGACCATCATCGAATCCGGCGACACGAAGCGGAAGAAGGCATACGGCGGAACGCGAGTGATGTACACGCAGCATCATCCGGCATGGGACGCCAAAAACCGCTACGGGCTGCAGCCGGAACTTCCTTTCGACTTCGCGCAGATCGCGTTCATCGAGGGCCTGCCGGACAAAGATCTGACATCGACTCTGAAGAAGGTGGAGGCTCCTACTCCGGCTCCGAAAGCGGAGATGCCTGCACCGAAGGTCGAGGCTCCGGCTCCGGAAGCGCCGAAGGAAGTCCACGCCGAAGCGCCGGAAGAGAAGCCGAAAGCAGAGCCGAAGAAGGCCACGCCGAAGAAGTCGGCAGCGAAAAAGGAAGAGCCGAAAGCGGATGCCGCTCCGGATCCGCTGGCCGGAATTCCGAAAGCGCTTGCGGATTTGATGCGAGCGAACAACGTCACGCGTGACGAGATCGAGGCCGCTGTTTCACTTCGCGGCTATTTCCCGCACGGCACTCCGATCGAGAACTATCCGAAAGAGTTTGTCGATGGCTGCCTGGTCGGAGCATGGCCGCAGGTGTTCAGTATCGTCGAGGAAGTACGGAATCCGAAAGACGTTCCGTTCTGAGAGTTATCAACTATCAAAAATGAAAGGATGAGTATTTATGTCAGAGATCAACAATTTGGGAGAGGCTTACAACTGGGATTCTGAGATTGAGCGAGAAAACGAGTTCGTGTTTCTGCCGGATGGCGAGTATGATTTCCGCGTGGTAGCGTTCGAGCGCCAGCGCTTTGAAGGCAGCGAGAAGATGGCTCCCTGCCCGGCGGCGAAGCTCACGCTGGAGTTCACGGCTCCGTCCGGTATGACGACCACGGTCTTCGACCGTCTGCTTCTCAATTCCAAGATGGAATGGAAGCTCTCGTCGTTCTTCGGGGCGATCGGCCAGAAACGCCACGGCGAAAAGCTGAAGATGGACTGGAATCAGGTCATCGGCTCGACAGGGCGTGCTAAGGTCGGCAGCCGCGAGTATAACGGCCGCAAGTATAACGAGGTCCGCTCCTATATCTACAAAGAAGACGTGGTTCCCGGTTCGGCGCCGTCCGGCGGTTCGTATCGCGCCGGAAGTTTTTGAGGAGGATAACGCATGGATCTGAGACCATACCAGGAAGAGGCGCGGTCCAGTATTCATCGCGAATGGCATGAGGGACGCCTTCGGACGCTCCTCGTGCTCCCTACGGGGACTGGAAAAACTATCGTTTTTGCAAAGATCACGGAAGACGTTGTCCGTGACGGCGGACGAGTCCTGATTCTCGCGCATCGCGGAGAACTGCTGGACCAGGCAGCCGACAAGATCTATAAATCCACAGGTCTGAACAGCGCTGTGGAAAAAGCTGAGGACAGCTGCATCGGAAGCTGGTTCCGTGTAGTCGTCGGAAGCGTGCAGACGATGTGTCGCGAGAAGCGGCTGGCTCAGTTCGAGCCGGATTTCTTCGACGCCATCATCATCGACGAAGCGCATCACTCATTATCCGAAACGTATCAGCGCGTATTGAATCATTTCCATTCCGCAAAGGTCCTCGGTGTGACGGCCACGCCGGACAGGGGCGATATGAAAAATCTCGGCGAATACTTCGACTCGCTTGCCTACGAGTACACGCTGCCGAGAGCCATCCGTGAAGGGTTCCTTTGCAAAATCCAAGCGCAGACGATTCCGCTGCGGCTCGATATCTCGCAGGTAGGAACGAGCGCCGGGGATTTCAAGGTCGGCGAGATCGGCACAGCGCTCGATCCGTATCTCGAACAGATCGCGCAGGAAATGAAGCAGTATTGCCAGGACCGGAAGACGGTCGTGTTCCTGCCGCTCATCGCCACGTCACAGAAATTCTGCCAGCTCTTGAAGAATCAGGGATTCCGCGCTGCAGAGGTCAACGGGAACAGCGTCGACAGGGCGGAGATTCTCGAGGACTTCGCGGCCGGAAAATACGACGTCCTCTGCAATTCGATGCTCTTGACGGAGGGCTGGGACTGCCCGTCGGTCGATTGCATCGTCGTTCTCCGGCCGACGAAGGTGCGGTCTCTGTACTGTCAAATGGTGGGGCGCGGCACGCGCATCGCGCCGGGGAAAGAGAATCTGCTGCTGCTGGATTTCCTTTGGATGACGGAGCGGCATGAGCTTTGCCGTCCGGCGGCGCTCATCGCTTCCAATAAGGAAATCGCGGACGCCATGACGCAGCGCATCAATGACGCGGCGGCTCCGCTCGACCTGGAAGAAGTCGAGAAGAAGGCGTCCGAGGACGTTGTGGCGGAGCGCGAGAGAGCGCTTGCCACAAAGCTCGCGGAAATGCGGCGCCGGAAGAAGAAGCTCGTGGATCCGCTGCAGTTCGAGATGAGCATCCAGGCGGAGGATCTTTCGAGCTATGTTCCTTCCTTCGGATGGGAGATGCTTCCGCCTTCCGAGAAGCAGCTGGCGGCGCTGGAAAAGTTCGGTATTTTCTCGGGAGAGATCGAGACTTCCGGAAAGGCGAGCAAGCTGCTGGACCGGCTGGCGAAACGCCGGAACGAAGGACTGACCACGCCGAAGCAGATCCGATTCCTGGAGAGTCGAGGTTTCCAGCATGTCGGGACGTGGCCGTTTGAGACGGCGCGGAGGATGATAGACAGAATCGCGGCGAACGGCTGGCGGATTCCCGCAGGCATTACGCCGAGCACTTACGAGCCGAAGTCTTAATCAAAGGAGAGTATGCGATGGAACAAAGAACGGGCTACAAGGAGCTGCTGGAGCATATCGATCCCGCCACGCTGGACTATCAGGACTGGGTGGCG